GCTGGGTGGCGTTCCTGGACGACGACGACGAGCTGCTGCCGCACCACCTGGAGACGCTGTTCCACGCGGCACACGAGCCGGGCGCAGGGGGGCCGACCTACCTCTGGTCGCGCTACCGCGTGGCCTACCCCTGTCCCCCGCACCGACGAGGTCGTGGTGGGGTCGTCGGTCCCGAATACGAGTGGGCCCGCAACGAAGGCGACCCGTACCCGCTCGGCCGCGGGACGTTCGAGCAGTGGAACGACGACCAGCCCGCCCAGACCACGATCACCACGTTGGTCCGGACCGAGCTGGCCCGCGAGGTTGGCGGGTTCTCTCCTCCGCCCTTGCTCGACGACGTGGTCGACGGTCAGCGCGCGGGTGAGGACTGGGACTTCACCCTTCGGTGCCGATCGGCGGCGGGCCGGGCCGGGATGCTTCACGTGCCCGTGACCACCTGGACGTGGCACCACCACCGGCATGGTGGCGTCGGGAACACATCGGGTTTGCCTGACCGCTGGTAGGGTCGGCGTCGTCGCTGCCTGCTGCCGCGGTCGCGCAGAGAACCCCCGTCGCTGAGGCGCAGGACGGGGGTTCTCCCCTGTTCAGACCCGCGGGGTGCCCAGGTTCGTCACGGTGATCCGCGAGGGGTACACGGTGGCGTGGCCGACCGCCAGGCCGGACCCCGCCGAGCGGAACAGGATGGCCAGCGTCACCGTGCCACCGACGATGTCGCCCGCCTGGACGCGCCACTTGGTGCCGGGCAGCCGACGGGCGTTGTTGGCCCAGCAGTACATCCCACCGCACCCGTTGGCCAGCGGCACGTTGGTCCCCGAGCTGAGGCAGCGCAGCAACACCGGGGCTCCGGGAACAGTGTTATTGATCGCGGCCACGTCGAACTCCGCGTCGGCCGTCGCGGTGCCGATGCCGAGCGCGACCTCCGGCTGCCAGTCGAGCACATTGCCCGCGACCGCTGCGGCGGGCACTGAGCGGAACGCCACCGGGCACACGGTCCAGTTGCCGCTCACACCCGCGAGCGCGCCGAAGGTGCCCACGAACATGCCCGTGTCGGTGAACCCCAGTACCGTGCCGTCCAGGCCGTTGGTGCCGGGAGCCCCCGGGGCACCAGGTGCGCCCGGCGCCCCGTCTTCTCCGTCGGTTCCTGGAGCCCCGGGCGCACCCGGGATCCCGGGAAGGTCGTCGACCGGGATGTCTCCATCCGGCCCGGGCAGCGCGCCGCCGACGGACAAAACTCGAGTTTGGGTGGCGTCGACCGGCTCGACCCCGGCGATCGTGGACAGGTCGACGGTCCCGCCCGCGGGCGCGAAGGTGTATCGGGTCTCGGACCGGGAGCGCAGCGCGAAGTCGACCCGATAGTTCCAGCCCGTGGTGTCGGTGCCGCCGTTGTTCGTCGCGGTCACGTCGGCCGCCACCACCCCGGCGGCGTCCAGCTCCAGGACGATCGGGGCGCGGTCGATCGCGTAGATCGGGTCGCCGGCGATCCGGAGCGCGGCGGGCACCTGGGTGAGGGTGATGCGTCCCTCATCCGGCACACCGGTCGAGTCATAGAACATGCCGGTCACGTGGCACGTGCTGAGTCCTGGTGGGAACGCCATCGCTTACCCCTGCCCGATTCCGGATTGGTAGATGCCGAGAGGTGCCGCCTTGGCCGCGTCGTTGGCCGTGCCGGTCGCGGTCCGGATGTGCCCCCAGCACGCGACGCTGATGTAGTTCGCGTCCCAGTAGCTCACCAGCGGCCCGTTGCCGCTGCCATCCGGAACCACCCACGTGGTCTGGCGCACCTGGGATCCGTCGGTGCCCTTGCTGCCCGCGCTGCCGGAGTCCCAGGCGTCGATCAGCTTGCTGTCGGTGGGCGCCACGCCGCGGCCGAGCGGGAGCAACCCGAGGTTCCAGCGCCACTCGAACTCACCGATCGCCGTGTTCGCCACGATCGCCTCCAGCACGGCCCAGCGGACGCGGAGGTTGATCTGCTGGGCCTCCGGCTTGAACGTCGCCGAGTAGAACTGGGTCCAGGTGTAGCCGGCCGCCGCCGGGGTGCTCAGGTAGGGCGCGGTCGCGTAGGCGGGCACGTGGATCCGGGGCTTCGAGATGCCCCAGCCCGCGCCGGCGAACTCCGGACCGGCCACCTGGTTCCCGTCGGCGTCGGCCGCGCGAGCCACCCCGGCGAGCGCCTGGCGCTGTTCGCTCTGGACGTCCTGAATCTGGCCGATGCGGTCGGTGACGGCGCGGTCCCGCCGCGGCACTCCCGGGATCACGCCCGGCGACACGGGAACGGTCACGCCAGCACCTCCGAGATCAGCATCAGCTCAAGTTCGATGTCCTCCAGCGACACCAGATCGACACCGAGGATCCGGGCGACGTACGCCCCGTCGGGCACACCGAGGTAGCCGGCGACCTGGAACCGGCCGAGATCGCCCAGCGTCCACTCGCCGATGCGGGGTCCGCGACCCTCGGGCGGGTTGATCCGGACGCGGGCGCTGATCGTCCTGGGTCCGTTGTGGAACGCGATCCAGTTCCCGTTCGCGTAGCCCTGGAGCACCACCTGGTCGGACACCGACGAGTGCGTGCCGTCCAGGTCGTACATCAGCGGCCAGCCCTGAGCCGCGAGCGCATCGCCGCCGACGGCCTGCTGGAGTCCGTAGCGCAGGTCGGCCCCGCTGCTCTGCCCCGGCACGATGTAGATGTCGGCGATGCGGTCACCGCCACCCTCGGGCGCCGCGACGATCAGGCTGCCCTGGTTGTTCGTCCACTGGTACGCGCGGGTCTGGGTGCCCAGGTAGGGCTTCAGGTCGACGCGGTGCCGCACGTAGTCCATCACCGTGGTGTCCGGGAAGTACGGCCGGAACTCGCACTCCAGCGGGTTGTTCCCGTCATCGGTCTGGTCACGCAGCAGCTCGCCGATGTAGGAAATTTTCGCGCCTTCGAACACCTGGCCCACGCCACCGAGACCGTTGTTCCCGGGCAGGTCGACGGGCAGGTCGCCGTTGGTCTGGGCCAGGTCGTCGGCGAGCAGCTTCCGGAATATGTCGTTGCTCGACAGACCGGTGCAGTCCTTCGTCACGCGCAGGATTCGCTTGGTGTTGAAGAACTTCCACAGCCCGGCGCAGGTGAATTCCCACGTCTCGGCTTCCGCGTCGTAGCTGGGGTGCGTGACCAACGGCCCGTACTGGATGATGAACGACCCGAAGCGGACACCGAACGAGTACTTCCAGGGGTAGAGGAAGTCGACGATCTGGGTCTTGCTGAAGGCGGCGGACATCGGCACCGAGAACGCCAGGGACCCCTCGGTGTTGATCCGGTACCCGGCTCGCGGCACGGAGGAAATCGGGATTCCGTTCCAGAGAACGCGTCCCGTCCTGGTCTCGGCGACGAACACCGCGAGGTCCGGTTCCGGGCTGGTCATGCGGGCACGATTTCCAGAGCGAAACGGTAGCTGTACCCGAGCAGGACGGTCGCGATCACCGAGTTGGCGGGGGGCGCGAAGATCCAGAACGACAACACGTGCTGAAGACCGTCGGTGATCGCCGGGCTCAGTGGTGCGGTCACGATCAGCTCGGTCTGTCCGCCATTGGGCAAGTTGGACGAGGTCCAGCCGAGCGCGGACGCGGGCGGGGTGTTACCGCCACCGGACGGCGGGGTGTAGCTCACGTTCGAGTCCAGGTTGATCTCGCCAACCAGTTCGCGCGCACCGCCTGCGGCGGCACCCCACAGCAGCGCGGCGTAGCCACGGATCTTGTACGGCACCCCGGGCCACGGGATCGTGACCAGTCCACTCGCGACACTCACGGCCGTGTTGGCGGGCAGGTTGCCGCTCGCGGTCTGGGCGGGCTGGGCGAGGGCGATCGACGAGAACGTCCCGCGCCACGTGGTGCCATCCCAGCGGTCCAGCATCGCCGGGAAGATGCCCGCCGCGGGGCGGTAGCGTTCCTCACCGAGGTACCGACCTGTGTCAGTACCGATGTTCGCGATGTCATAGGGGAACATCATCCGCGGAGTGCCCGTGATCGTGGCGCCGCGGCGGAAGTCCAGGATGCCGGCCTGGTCGATCGTGTTGTCGTTGGTGGCGCGGGGAATCACGGCCAGCAGCAGGTACCCGTCGGGCGTGACGGGCGGGGCGCCCGCGGTGCCGGGCGTGCCATTGATGTTCAGCACGGCGCCGACCGTGCCGGACCGGTAGTCGTAGTAGACCCCGTTGCTGGTGACCGGGTCGGCCGCGTCCTGGGCGATGTTCTTGTCCTTGACGCACGCGAAGATCGCGTCGTAGCGCGAGTTCGCGCCGGGTGCCGCGGGGAGGTTCAGCTGGGTCGGGGTCGTCCCCAGCGTGCCGCCGAACCGGACGCCGCGGTCGGTGCCCGAGACGTCGCCGCGCTGGACGACGAACAGCCCCGGGTTGATCTGGACGTTGGGGCCGTTGGCAATCTCCAGCACCTTGAGTTCCTGGGGCTCGGTGCCGACCACCCAACCGCGGTGCAGCACGCCCTTGCGGACGAAGCCTCCCGCGCCCGGGTTGAAGATCAAGCCCTGGAAGAAAATCTTGGCCCAGTCGTCGGCGTTGTTCTGGCCAACGGTGGTGCTGCCCGCCTGCATCAGGGGGAACGCGTCCCCCGGCGCCTTGACCGGTGCGGTCATCGGGTCATCCTCCCTGGTACGTGTGGTAGTGCGTGCCCGACATCAGCCCGACGTCGGTGACCGCCTGACTGCCGAACGAGATGATCCTCGTCGACCCGGCCGGGATTCGGAACAGCTGGGCGCGGCGCAGGATGCCGGGCGAGTAGGTGCCGTTGACCTTGGTCGCGCCGGTCGACGTGTTGATCTCGACCGAGCTGCCGACCGGCAACGTGCCGTTGTACTGGATGGTCTCGTTCGTTCCGCTGATCGTCACGAACGGGTTGGTCAGTCCGGTACCGCCCGTGGCGGTCATCGTGATGACGACCCCGGCGGGTGCGTCGCCCGCGTTGGTGACGACGACCGTGCCGTCGCTGGACGCGGCG